GTGGGTTAGACCTCCAGTTGCAGGAGGTCCCGCAGGTCGTCGATGGTGCGCTCCGCGATAGTGGCCGAGCGCCGCATGTTGGCGTGATTCTGGTCCAAGTTGTACGCCTTGTCGGCGGCCTTCACGAACTGAAGCAGAAGATAGATGGCGCTCTGTGCGGAGGCTTTTGCGTCGCGCTCGGCGCGGGCTTCAGGGGGCAACATCGTCTGTCTCCTGGTTGGATTGGGTTAGCCCTTGGCCTTGGCAATCGCCGCCTTGGCGCGGCTGATCCAGCCGGTGCCATCGGCGTCGTGGTAGTCAGCGTCGGTGCCGTTCTGCTCAAGGAACTTGGCAATCGGCTCCAGCGCCGCAAGCAGGTCGGGAGCCGCATCCCGCAGGCGGCGCTGCGCCTTGTCCCAGCCCTTGATGAGACGGCGGCAGTGTTCCTCGGCGCACATCAGGCCGGTTTCGGTATTGGGGTAGCGGGCGACGATCTCGCTGTAGCGACCGTGAACCTGGATTTCCTTGTCGGTGTGCTTGATCCCGTAGGGTCCGGCGATGCCGTTGGCGGTGAACGTGGTGGTCATTTCGGTCTCCTCGTTGGCCGGGCCTTGTGCCCCGCCGATGTCCTTCTATGGCCGCAAAACCGGACACACTCAAGCACACAGGTTGTAATTTTCTTGCGTTTTTCACGGAGCCTCGATGAGACGACGCTGGACTGAAGACGAGATCGCGACCCTGCGGCGCATGACCGTGGGCGGATACACCGACGCCGCGATAGCCGACCACTTGGAGCGCACTGAAAACCAAGTGAAGCACAAGCGGCGCTCGCTGGGATTGCGCCCCGGCGTGAGCCGAGAACACGCCGCTGCACTGGCGCGTGTGAACATGCGGCGGATGAACAAGCGCGCGGCTTGACTTTTTGATCGCACCTTCCGTAGCAAGTTATGTCGGTACCATTCTCACCCGAGGAAACCGACATGGCCGTTGCGCCCACTGCTGCCGCTGACCCCGCCGCCGACATGGAAGGCGAGGACATGGCTGCGGCTCCCGAGGCTCCGGCCGAAGCGCCCGAGGCGCAGGGAACCGTCATCGCCAGCATCGTCGCCAACACGGACGGATCGTTCCCCCTGATGCAGGGCGACGAGCCTGAGTCGATGCACAACGGCGAGGAAGCCGCTGAAGACGAGGGCGACATGGCCCCGGCCGACGACGAGGCTGCCGAGGGTGAGGGTCAGGTCCCGTCCCAGACCTACGACTCGGTCGGTGAACTGATGCGCGCCGTGCTGGAACTCGTGCGAGCCCACGAGGAGAGCGGCGGCAAGGGCTCCGAGCAGGACCAGTTCAACGCGGGCTTCGGTGGCGGCGAGGAACCGGCGAGCGTGCCGGGCAAGGCCCCGACGTACTGACGATGGGCGACGCGGCGACCCTGCGAAGCGACTGGCAGCCGCCGCTCTTGGCCCCGCCGCTCCCCGGCATGGGACAGGTCATCGCCTGGACGACGTACTCCAAGGTTGTCTACGCCCTGCGCCGCGAGGCCGCCGGGCTCAAGGTCTACCAGCTTTCACACGAGGGCGGCCGATGGGCCGAGGAGAAGTTGCACTGATGAACCGCCGAGGATTTTTCCGCCTGTTGCCTGCCGCGCCGATGGCCGTTGCTGTCGTGGCTGCGCCTCCCGCCGTGGAGGCCAAGCCGGATGAGAGCGAAGCGTTCATGCGCGCTTTTCAGAGCGACGATCTAGAGCAGGCGGCATTCGACGCCGGGTTCCATGAGCGTGGCCCGGTGTACGACACCATCACAGAAGCCGACACGGACAACATGCGCCGCATGATGGCCGAGATCGAGGAGCGATATGCCTTCGTCGAGGACTTCGGCAAGTGGATCGAGAAGCGGAGCGTCTGATGCAGTCCATGACCAGCGCCCCCGCCCGCATCGGCAAGACCACCGGCAAGACCAAGGCCACCGCCAAGGTCACGCCCAAGGGCAAGACCGTTTCCAAGACCGTCATGCCGAGCAAGGCGGGCGGCAAGTTCCCCGGCCTGATTAACCGCTGAGAGCATGAGCAAGAAGCCCGCCCTCAACGACAAGCAGCGCGCGTTCGTCCGGGAATATCGCGTGGACCGGAACGCGACGCAGGCTGCCGTGCGCGCCGGGTACAGCGCCAAGACCGCCAAGCAAATTGGTTCGCGTCTATTGACCAATGTTGACATAGCCCGCGAGATCGAAAGGGCCGAGGCCAAGGCCGCCGCCAAGGTGGAACTCACCGTCGAGCGTACCCTGCAGGAGATCGCCCGCATCGCGTTCCAGGACCCTCGCAAGCTGTACCGCGAGGACGGCAGTCAGCGCCCGATCCACGAACTCGACGACGACACCGCCGCTGCTGTTGCATCAGTTGAGTACGGAGCCGAGGGCGCTCGCCGGGTCAAGACATGGGACAAGAACGCGGCCTTGGAAAAGGCGATGAAGCACTTGGGCCTGTTTGAGCGGGACAACATGCAACAGAGGGACGACATCAAGGTGGAGATCGCGCTGATCAACCCGCCGTCCCGCGAGGTGCTGCCGTGATCCCGGTGATCCGCAAGCTGCCGGACGGATCGAACCGCCTGGAACAGGTCCAGCGGCCCAAGGACGTACAGATTCTGGCCGACCGCTTCCTGCATCTCGGCGGGCGCTACATGGCTGCCGTGATGTCCGCGAGCGAGGTCAAGATGGTGGCCGCCCTCCCGGCGCAGGACGCCGATGACATCGTGATCGTGGCGGAGGAGACCGCTGCCAACGGGCCGGGGCTGGTGATCGCGTTCGACCGGCTGGTGCGCGAGACGAACCGCAGGCTGGAGGCGGTGTCCTGATGGCGCTCCCCCGCAAGCAGATCACGGTGCGCTGCGAAATCCCGTCCAAGCTGGGGTTTCTGCTGGATATGCGCCGCTACAAGGTCGCATACGGCGGGAGAGGGGCCGGAAAGTCGGCCAGTTTCGCGCGGGCTATCCTGACGCTTGGCGCGGCCCAGCGGCTGCGTGTGCTGTGCGCCCGTGAAATCCAGAAGTCGATCAAGGACTCGGTTCACCGCCTGCTGGCCGACTGCATCGAGACGATGAAGTTGGGTCAGGTCTACACGGTCCTGGAGAACGAGATCAGGGGCCGCAACGGGACGACAATCATTTTCGCGGGCCTGTCCGACCTGACGGCGGAGAGCATCAAGTCCTACGAGGGCATCGACATCTGCTGGGTCGAGGAGGCGCAGGCCGTGTCGAAGCGGTCGTGGGATATCCTGGTGCCGACCATCCGCGCCGAGAACTCGGAAATCTGGGTGTCGTTCAACCCGGCGATGGACACGGATGAGACCTACCAGCGGTTCGTGGTCCGCAAGCCCGAGAACGCCGTCGTCGTGCAAATGAACTGGTACGACAACCCGTGGTTCCCGAAGGTGCTGGAGCAGGAGCGCCTGTCCTGCCAGCAGAACCAGCCCGACGACTACGACAATATCTGGCTGGGCAAGCCTCGCAGCGTCGTCACCGGCGCGATCTACAGCCGCGAGGTCGAGCAGCTTATCAGCGAGGGCCGCTTCCGCCCGACCCCGTATGACCCCATGCGCCCGGTTCACTGCGTATGGGACCTCGGCTGGAACGACGCTATGACCATCGTCATGGTCCAGCGCCCGACGCCGACCGCCATCAACGTCATCAACTACCTTGAGGACAACCAGCGGACCTACGCCGAACTGGTGCGCGACCTCGACGCGCTCGGCTACCGCTACGGGACGGACTGGCTGCCGCACGACGCCGTCAACAAGGACCCCAAGAGCGGCAAGAACACCGTCCAGGTCCTGCGTGCGCTCGGCCGCCGCCACATCCGGCTGGTGGGCAGGGACAACGTCGAGGACGGCATCCGTCAGGCCCGCATGATGTTCCCGAGGCTCTACATCGACAACGTGGAGCGCAAGCGGGACACCGGCTATCTCGGCGGCACCCGCCTGCTGGAGTGCCTGCGCCGCTACCGCCGTAACGTCCCGCGCACGACCGGCGAGGCGACCGGCCCGATGCACGACCAGCATTCGCATGGGGCAGACGCACTTAGATACCTCGCGATGATCGTCTCCCAGATCAACGACGAGGAAGTGAAGAACAGCCTGCCGCCGCCGGTTCCCTTCCAGCAGTACGACGCCGTGTCGGGGCTGCTCGGATGACCCCCTCAACCCACCCGCGCCCGGCAAGCGCGCTGCAGCGTCGGATGACGCCGCGCCCCTTCGATGGAGCCATTGATGCCCAAGTCCACCGCCACCTGTAACAGCATCGTCAACCTGATGTACCGGGCGACGGCGTGGGCCAACGTGGCTGACAACGCCTCGTCCTCGCCGCTGACGAACACCTACGTCTCCCTGCACACCGCGACCCTGTCGGCGGGCACCAACTCGCAGACCGAGAACGAGACCAGCTACACCCACTACGCCCGGCACGCGGTCGCCCGCTCGACCGGCTGGGCGGCGGCGTCCGGCGGCGCG